ATGTTGAAGAATTTGGATAAAGTCGTAAAAGATATGGTGGAAAATGGTACACCAGCAAACCAAGTTCTTGAAATGCCATTTTATTATATACTTCAAATTTTAGATGAACGTCATCTAAATACTGTTGATACTGATGAAAAAGCCGATGCGCTATTCTCTGCATTGTAGCCTTAGTCATTGATACTAAGGCTATTTTTTTATACCTAAATAAGGAAGGAGGGGCAGTAAGTGGCTGAATCAAGATTTAAAGGTTTATCAATCTTAATGAATATGCGTGATGTTGGTATTGAACGTACAATGAAACAAATACGAGCGCAATTCAAAACGTTAGATTCAGAAATGCGTAGATCTAATGCTAATTTCAAGCACTCAGAGAAAAACATGCAGTCTTATGCAACAAGAACGAAAGAATTAACTAAAGCGATTGATGTAACTGAAAATTCTATGAAAGACATTTCTAATCAGTTAAAGAAAATGACTTTAGAAGAACAACGCTCTAGTGTTGAAGCCGAAAAGTTACGTCAAGAATACAGTAAGCAACATAGAGCATTACAAATGTATCAACGACAATTGAATTCAACTGAACAAGAGATGAAACAATTCGGTACAACGACTAAACAAACAATTTTCTCAATGAAAAAGATTAATGATGTTCTAGGTACAATGAAACGTCAACTTAATATTGCAAATATGGCATTTCAAAGTACAGAAAAATCTACAAGTAGTTATAAGAATTATTTAAATCAATTAAACACAGTTATTCAAAAACATCAAAATACAATTAGAGTATTAGAAGGTCGTTATCAAAAGGTTGCTAGAGAACAAGGCGTTATGAGTAAAGAAGCGTTAGAGTTAAAAGAGAAAATCTTACAAGAAAAAGCAACTTTAGGACAACTAGACAATCAATATAAGAAAACGACTATGGAAGCCAAACGATTTGCATTTGAACAAAAAACATTAACTGCTTCAATGTCTGAAATTCGACAAAAAATGTCGCAGGTAGCACAATCTTTAACAATTAGTGCTAATAAATTTAAGATGAGTGGGCAAACTGCTCAAGCGTATAAAGCACGCATTTCTGAATTAAACAACGGAATGAAACAACAGCAACTTATTGTTCAAAATTTATCAAGACAGTATGACTTTGCTAAAAAACAATACGGTGCTACAAGCCAAGAAGCACAACAGCTTAATGTAAAATTATCTGAAGAACGTTTGAAATTAAAAGAGTTAAACACTCAATTAAATCAAACAACGCAAGCACATAATCGTCTAGAAATGGAACAAAAACAAGGCATTTCTTCTATGGCTCAAATTAGAGCGAAGATGTCGCAATTTAACGATACTCTGTCACTATCAAGAAGTAATCTTGCTCGTGCAGGAGAAAGTGTAAAATCCTATGGTAATCATTTAAACACACTTAAAACTAACATGTCAGAGCAACGTGTAGTGTTAAAAGAGTTAATCGCACAATATAATCATGTGGCTACTGCACAAGGACGCAACAGTCAAGAAGCTAGAGAATTATCTAGTGCTATCACTCAACAAAAAATCAAGATGAATGAACTTGAGAGCGAACTAGATCAAACAACGCAAAGCTATAAACGACTAGAAACAGAACAACGGAACGCACAACGTTTAGCATCTAGTGGGTTTGGTAGAAGTATTCAAAGTGTTAATAAGTATAAAGATTCTATTAGAAATGTAGGCTCTACTATGAGAAGTGTTGGATCTACTTCAATGCTTTATATGACTATGCCAGCAGTTGCAGGTATGGGAATAGCTATTAAATCTTCTGTTGATTGGGAACAAGCTTTAGCAGGTGTGGCTAAAACAACTAACATGAGTGGTAGCGAATTAAATAAAATGGGCAATGAGATTACTAAAATGAGTAATACAATGCCATTCGCTGCAACAGAAATAGCAGGAGTAGCAGAAGCTGCAGGGCAACTAGGTATCAAGAAACAAGATATCACTTCATTCACTAGAACAATGATGAACTTAGGTGTAGCTACAAATCTTACTGCAGATGAAGCAGCAACAGAGTTTGCAAGATTTGCTAATGCTGCAAATATGCCAATTAAAGATGTAGATAGATTAGGTTCTACAGTTGTTGCTTTAGGTAATAGTACAGCTACAACTGAAAAAGAAATTGTTGAAATGGCACAACGTTTAGCTGGTGCAGGCGCACAAGCAGGCTTTAGTTCTGATGAAATTATGTCAGTTAGTGCAGCGATGTCATCAGTAGGAATCGAGGCAGAAGCCGGTGAACAATACCGCCGGACTACAAAGAAATTTGTAGCTTAAAAATGGGCAAAATCGGTAAAAACTAAAGGTAATTTGGTATAATAGTATTGAGGGATAGAGTAGCTCTCGAAAAGTGGAACCCAACCACCTTCCCTCTTAAAAAATAAATGGGTAACAACTTTGGGAGGTTGTGAAAATGGCTAAAAAATGGACACATCAAATTTTTGTTGATAAAGTCTATGAATTAGTTGGAGATGAATTTGAAGTTAGAAGTCAGTATGAAAATAACGAGAATAAAATTCTTATGTATCACGTCGAATGTGGTAGAGAATTTTATATCCGACCTGCTGATTTTAAAAGACGTAAACGTTGTTCTTTATGTAATGGGAAGTTTAAGAAAACGACCAAACAATTTAAAGAACAAGTAAAAAAACTTTCTAATGATGAATACGAAATTTTGAGTGAGTATATAAATGATGCTAAACATGTAAAACTAAAACATAAAAAATGTGGTTATGAATGGCGAGGGACACCAAGTCACTTTATGCAAGGTAGGAGATGTCCTAAATGTGCCGGTAATTTAAAGAAAACAACTGAACAATTCAAAAAAGAATTAGAAGAAATGTATAACGGGGAATACGAATTGATTTCAGAATATAACGGCGCTCATTCAAAAGTAGTGATAAAACACAATTCTCCAGTCTGCAATTACAGTCATTATAATACGGCACCAACTGATATACTTTCAGGCAAAAGGTGTCCGAAGTGTGATGTAATAAATAGAAGTGGAGAGAATCATTGGAAGTATAATCCTTTACTTACTCCTCAAGATAGAATGAAAAGAGATATGCAAAATGGAAAGATTAGAATATGGCGATTAAAAATCTTCGAAAGAGATAATTTTACTTGCGATATTTGCAAAAAACGTGGCAACGATTTAAATGCTCATCATTTAAATTCATGGGATGCATACGTAAGTGAAAGATACAAATTAGAAAACGGTGTTACTTTATGTGCTGAATGTCATTCTAATTTTCATAAAAGATATGGCTATGGCAATAATACCGTAAATCAATATTTAGAATATAAGACATCCTTAGTTTAGGGTGTCTTTTTATTATACCTATTATCCAAGTCAATACCGAGGTAAGTTAGAAATTAAAGATTTTTAACAACCGTAACGCATAGAGTGTGAAACTAATAATAGAATATAATCACTCCACGAGTGTCCATCTCCTAACATTTAGTTGAGGATGAAAATGTATGCTGAACTTATAGGAAACTATAAGAACTAAAGGATAAAAAGCCTTTAGGATAACAAATGGGTACTGCCATGACACAGATTTGGAATAAGATGACAAAAGCTGTTGCTGAAGGTGGCGACACTTTAGATAGCTTTGCTAAAACTGCAGGCGTTAGTGGTAAAGAATTTGCACAAATTTGGGAAAATAACCCAAGTAAAGCTCTATCAATGTTTGTTAAAGGTTTAGGTGAAACTGAGGGCGGAGCAAAAGGAGTATTAAAAGCCTTAGATGATGTAGGTATCAAAGGAATAAGAGAAGCCGATACTATTAGACGTATGGCTAACAATCATCAAGTTCTAGATAAAGCACTTAAAACAGGCTCAGAAGGTTGGAAAGAAAATAGCGCTTTAACTAATGAAGCTAATGTCCGTTACGAAACAATGGGTAGTAAGTTAAAAATGTTAAAAAACACTTTCATCAACTTTGCTAGAACAATTGGAGATGCAGTTGCACCTATCGTTTCATTCTTAGCAGATAAGTTGACTGGACTATTCGAACACTTACAAGGTACAAGTAATGCTACTAAGATAGCAATCGCAGCATTTACTTTATTAGGTGTTGCTATACCTCCACTTATTGTTGCAACTGGTGTATTAGCACATAGTATCGTAGGTATCTCGGAAGCTATGACGTTACTTAATGCTACTAAAGGCGGTGCTAAATTCTTTAGCCTATTTAATGGTGGTATTAAAGGCGTTTTACCTAATATTGCACAACTACTTACTAAGATACCTTTAATTGGCGGACTAATGACTGCATTAACAGGTCCAGTTGGTATCGCAGTTGCAGCTATTGCAGGAATAGGAACAGCCTTTGTAGTTGCTTATAAAAAGTCAGAGACATTCAGAAATATTGTAAATGCGGTGATTAATCCGGTTAAAAATGCGTTTATCGGTTTATGGAATGTAATTAAACAATTTGGAGCAGGTATAAAAGCAGTGTTTAGTAATGACACTGGTAAAGGGTTAAATATTTTTAAAAAGATTTTGCCTGATGAAGCAGCTAGACAATTTACATCTACCTTGTTAATGATACGTGGCGCTTATAATGATTTTGTTAACTTCATAAAAACGATATCGGTAGCCGTAGGTGCATTTTTTAAAGCATTTTGGAAAGAAAATGGCGCAAGTATTGTTAATGCATTTAAAGTTATAAAAGTAGGTGTAACTGCTACGTTGACAGTGCTATACAATAATATCATTAAACCAATTTTAACAGGTATCAAGAATTTCTTTTCAATTATATTTGGTGGATTAAAACAAATTGTTATTAATACCTTCACAGGTATTCGTATGATTGTACAAGGCGGATTAAATGTAATACGTGGGATTATTAATATCTTTAAAGGTTTATTCACTGGCGACTTCTCATTAATGTGGCAAGGTATTAAACAAGTATTCAGTGGAGCTTTATTAGCTATTGGTGGTATTTTAAGAGCTACCCTTGGCAACATGCTTATTATTATTAAAACTATAGGCCAATTAATGTTAAATTCATTCCGTACTATTTGGACGATTATTAAAAACGTTGTAGTAGGTATTGTCCGAGGCTTAGTTTTATTAGTCAAAGGTTTAATAATAGGATTGAAAAACGCGATAGTAGCAATATGGAATGGTATTAAAACTTTATCTATCGCAATTTGGAATGGAACTAAAAACGCTGTATTAGCAATTGTTCGTGGTTGGATAGCTTTAACTCGTAATAATTTTGCAGTTTTAAAAGCTTTCTTATCTGCATTATGGAATTCTATTAAAAATACTGCTATTAAATTATGGACTGCCTTAAAAATCGGAGTGCTAGCCATTATTCGAACATTGATCAGCACAGCTAGAAATATCCTTAACACATTGAAAAACTTCATTACTCGTCTATGGCAAAGTATAAAAGCAATATCTATCAGAACTTGGAATGCTATTAAAAACGGTGTTATTAATGCTATTAAAGGCATGTATAACGGTGTCCGAAAAATACTAGCTAATTTAAAAGCGTTTATCACAAGAACTTGGACAGCTATCAAAAACACAACAGTAAAACTCGCTAAAGGTTTAAGTAGTGGTGTTAAAAATGTATTTAATAGTTTGTCTAAAGTAACACGTAGTATCTTTAATAAACTAAAAAAATTCATGTCTAATGTATGGCGTAGTATTAAGAACACAACTGTTAAATTCGCTAAAAGTCTTTGGTCAGGCGTAAAATCGACGTGGAATAGCCTATCAAGAGGAACGCGTAGTATTTTTAATAAAGTTAAGAACTTTATGAGTAATATATGGCGAAACATTAAAAACACAACTGTTCGCTATGCTAAATCATTATGGACAGGTGTTCGTAACACGTTTAACAACCTTTATAGAGGTACTCGTAATATCTTTAATCGCGTCAAAAGCTTCATGTCTAACACTTGGCGTAGTATTAAGAATACAACGGTAAATATGGCTAAAGGTTTATGGAATAGTGTTCGAAGAACATTCAATAATATGAATAGTGGACTTAAAAATATTATTGGGCGTATCAAAGGCCACATTACTGGAATGGTAAATGCAGTAAAAAGTGGTTTGAATAAATTGATAGGTGGAGTGAACTGGGTAGCTGATAAAATTGGAATGAAAAAAATACCTACTTTCAAATTCCATACAGGTACAGAAAGTACACATACACAAAATTTAGTGACTAATGGTAAGTTAAACCAAAATACTTTAGCTACTGTTGGAGATAAAGGTAAGGGCAACGGTCCTGGAGGCTTTAGACACGAAACAATCATACCGCCTAAAGGTAAACCATTTATAACTCCAGCTAAAGATACGACTATGCCGTTATCTAAAGGTACTCGTATTTTAAATGGTGCGCAAACACATGCTATGTTAAGTAACGGTATGACACCTATGTTTAATACTGGAACTATACCTCGTTTTGCTAGTGGTACTAAGAAAAAATTATTCCAAGCAGTAGGAGAAACTGCAGGAAAGTTTTTTAATAGTGCAAAAAAACTAAAACACAATGCTATGGATAGTATTGGCGATAAAACCAAACAAGCTAAAGAATGGGGAGGCGAAAAGCTTTCTCAAATTAAAGGTGCAGTAGGGAAAGGCACTAAATGGCTATCGGATAAAGTTGGAGACATAGCTGATTGGGTTGGTAAACCTGGCAAATTACTTAATAAAGTGCTTGAAGCGTTTGGAGTAAATATGGACGCATTCGGAATTGCTAAAAGCGCAGAAATACCATACAACTTAATGAAAGCTATGTTTGGAAAATTAAAAGAAGCTGCTAAAAACTTGATTGATGGTTGGTTAGAAGATGAATTTAGTGGTGGTGGAGGATATAATCCATACACCAAATCACCATTCCATATGACAAGAGGATGGACACCTTCAGGACATGCAGGTATTGACTATGGTGCGCCGACAGGTACACCTATTCCTTCGCCGATAGACGGTAAAGTAATTCAATCATGGTTCTCACCTAACCAGCCATCTGGCGGTAATGAAACTCAAATTTGGGACGGACAAAAATATACACATATTTTCATGCATCAATCTAAACGTAAAGTAAAAATTGGCGACAGAGTTCATCAAGGTCAAATCATCGGATTAGTAGGTAATACAGGTAACTCGTTCGGCTCCCATTTACATTGGCAAGTTAACAAAGGAAAAGGATATTTAAACAACCATCCAGATAGTGTAAACCCATTAACATGGGCTAAACAAGCAGCTAAAAGTGGTGGTGGCGTAAACAAAGCTGCAAGTGCTTGGAAACCAGATATTAGACGTGCAGCTAAAGCAATAGGAGTAAGAGTTTCAAATGCTGATGTGAATGATGTTGCTAGACTTATCCAAACTGAGTCAAGTGGTAATGCTGGTGTAACTCAGCAAATTCACGACAGAAACAGCGGCGGTAATGAAGCGCAAGGTTTATTACAATATACACCAGGCTCATTTAACAGCTACGCAATTAGAGGACATAAAAATATTAAAAACGGTTATGACCAATTACTTGCTTTCTTCAATAACACAGATTGGCGTGCTAACTTATCTTACTGGAAACGTCGTATGGCTAGTGGCTTAACGGGTTGGGGTCCAACTGGAAGACGTAAAAAGTACGCCACAGGTGGCCTAATCAAAAATGCAGGTTGGTACAATATTGCAGAAGGTGGGTATCCTGAATGGGTAATTCCGACTGACCCGGCTAGACGCAATGATGCTATGAAGTTATTAGCACTTGCAGCACATGATATTGATAAAGGTAAATCGACAGGTAACAAACGACCTAATAATCTGAAAGTACCTAATAACGCTTCAGATAATAATACCGATTTACTATTACAAATGATTGAACAACAGCAACAACAAATTAATTTATTAATGGAAATTGCTAGAAGTAATAGAGGCATTGAAAGTAAAGACAATAATGTTTATCTTGATGGTCGTTCGTTAAATAAAAACAACAATGAACATCAAGCATTAAATATGAAAACTAGATTAATGGGAGGTCGTTAAGATTGCCTTTTACAATTTTCGACCCTAATATGAATAAAATTGATTATCCAGTTGGCGTTACGCCACTGGATTTTTTAGTATCTGCAATTGAAAAAGAAAGATACGTAGAAAATATCAAAGGTATTCCGGGTCCGATAGATTATGGATTTGATTATAAAGATAGAGAAGTAACTTTAAATTTTTGGCTTAGACATTTTCATGGGGAACACGATCAAAAGTTACTTAAAAGCGAATTATACGCTATGTTGGATAGTCAACCTTACTTTTATGTGAGTGACGATCGATTACCAACTCGAGTACTTAAATTAGCAGTAGATGAACCATACTTACCCGATAGAATAAATGGCTCTAATATTTCTACTTTAGAATTTAAATGTCAGATTATTGGTTTACCATTTTGGAAAACGAAATACTCAACTCAAGAAATTCAAAAAATAGGATATAACGCAATAGTAGAAAAATTCGGACTAGGTGATGGTATTCATCAAGATTTTTTGAATTATGATTTTGATTCTACCGATTTTACTTTATGGAATGGTGGAAATACAACAATTGATCCGAGATATATGATTTCGAAAATTACAGTAGAAAATCTTACGAGCGATATTAATTTTGCAATTATAAATTTAAGTACAAGTAGTGAATTTGTATTTAACGAACCTTTGGTTAATCAAACTTTAACATTAGATGGATCAAAAATATTAGTCGGTGCTAATAATAGATTAAGAGATTCAAACAGAGAATATATAAAACTAAAACCAGGTGAAAATCATATAAGAATTCGTAACGGTTCATTTTCTAAAATTAAATTTGATTTTCCTTTTTATTACAAGTAGGAGGATGAAACATGACAAGAAAAATTATCACATCTATTTGGGATAGAGTGAATTTACTGAGTATTAACGATAATTTCACAGAGTTATACGAAGAAATTAGAACGATTATAGCTTCTCAATTAGACGCAGAGTTTGTATTAGAAGAAGCAAGACGTGTAAATAGGGAAAATACAGAAACAAAAATAGGAATTCAAAAGCTTAAAAATGAATTAGATCAGTTGGTTATTGAGAGTGGTAATCCTAATGCTGAAGTATCAATGGCCAGAGGATTAAGTAAAACATTAGGTGAAGAGATCGAAAGAATTGATAACAAAACTTACACTAAAGATTCGAATAAAGTTAGACCGTTAGTGTCTTTCTACTTAGATGATGGTTATCAAAATGACTATGACGTTGTATTTCCTAAAGCAAAATCTTTAGGTATACCTGTAACAGCTTGCTTATTTAACACAAGCGAATTACTCTCTACACCTGAAAGATTAAAAGAACTTATTGATAATGGCTGGGAAATTCACTCGCATACAGCACATCATGTTGATTTGGATAAGATGTCTCTTGATGAGCAAATGAAAGAGATGCGAGATAACATACTATATTATAAGGACTTAGGAATTGACTTAAAAGGTATTTGTTATCCTAAAGGTTATTCGAATGAATATACGCCTAAAGCTGCACGTCAGTATTTTGAAGTTGGTATGAGTTCGATACCTGGAATTAATAGTACACCTATTGACACATATTATGTATACCGTGACTTAACAGACCAAACTGATATGAGCATCATGAAAAAAAGAGTTGACACTATTTTGGAAGAAGGTAAAGGTTGGCTAGTTTTTTACTCGCATACCAACATCTTTAAACAAAACACGATGGTACGTGACAGATATTTTGAAATGATGGATTATGTTAAAAGTAAAGGTATTGAATGTGTAACAGTTCATGATGCTATGAAAGTTTACGGTAATACGCTTGATATTGGTGATGTAAAATATAGTGAGAATTATCTTAAAGTTGGTAGTGATGGTGTATTAGATACAAGTAATTTACCAATTATTTATAATAAAAATTTAACAAATGTTAGTTCTATTAAAGGAACTGATTTCAAAGACGGTAAAATCACAATTACATCATTTGACTTATCTAAAAAAAGTGATATTCCATTCGATAGCGGTGTAGGTACGTTATACACAGACAGACGTTTTGAATTGAATAAATATGGTCAACGTGCTTTCCAACGTTTTGAAGGTATCGATGGAACAATAGTTCAACGTGTTTATAATGCGGGTAATTGGTCTGATTGGTCATCTGCTGGTGTATTAAACAGTGTTAAAAAAGCTTACAATAACGCTAGTCCTATTACAGAATTCCCTAAATTTAAAAAGTCAATAAATACTTTTATTTCTTCTGACAATAGCGGTTTACCTGAACCAATCGGTACTTTAGAAACAACCCGTATTAGTGCAAATGATGTATTGAACTATCAAATTTTCTATCCGTATAACAAAAATATCTTTTATAAACGTTATTGGACATCAAATGGGTGGGCTGATTGGAGTAAGTTTACTAATTCTATTTTTTATACTCAATCATATGATTTTGGCGATATTGAAGCCAACGCAACAAGAACTTATTCATTTACAATTAATGGTGTAAATGACAATGATGTACCAACAATCAATTTCGTTCAGGGTCTGATTAATGGTTTAGTTCCTTACATTTATACAGCAGGGAATAATACAGTAGTTGTAAAGTTATTGAATGTTTACAACACTAAAATCACAATAGGAACAAGACCAATAAGAATAGCAGTTAATAAAAATTAATTAGGTGATTTTTATGTATATTAGAGACTTACAAGGTAATGAGTACCTATTAGAAGGTGTTATTGAACACGAATACGAAATCAATGGTGATGAACGTATAGATATGGAAATTGAGTATACACCAAATAACGCTGAATTTCTTAAAAAGAAAGAAGATTTATTGATGTGGATTGTAATTCACGATCATAAAGAATATAAAATCATCACTTCAAATCAAACTGGTTATGGTGACAAACATAAAATCACTATAACTGGTATTTTATATATGCTTGATTGGTTAAATACTCATAGAATCGACAGTAGGATAGATGGATATTTATCTGCAGAAAAGGCATTCGATATAGTATTTGAAGATTCCCCATTTAAATATGTCCTTTTAGTTCCTACTGATAAGTTCCAATTTCAAGGTATCGGAGAAGGTGCTTCACGTTTAGAAATAATGAAGTCACTCTTAGAACGTTTTAGTTTAGAGATGAAATTAGTGGATAGAGTATGTTATTTAACAGATATGGTTGGTAATGATACAAACTTTCAGTACAGATACAAAATAAACGCTAATAATATTTCTAAAGAAGTAGATGGAAGTGAATTCTTTACGTACATTCGTGGTTACGGAGATTATAGAGATGAATCTAGTGAAGAAGAATTAGACGAAAGTGAAGATGGGGAAATAGAAAGTGTTGAAGAAGAAAAAGATGTGACAAAGATAGCTAATTTAAAAAGAGATTATACTTCGCCACTTGCCAATATTGTGGGTATAAGAGAAGCGCCACCTGTTAAAGATGGAAGAATTACAAAAAAAACTAAAATGGATGCTAAATTAAAAAACATTGTGGATAATAGTTTGAAAATCTCGTTTAATGCAGATGTGTTGGATATGTCTAGGCAAGGGTATGATTATCAACATGCTGTTATTGGTGATAGAGTTTTTTTAACAGATGAACGTATTAATTTAGATAGAGAAATTAGAGTAATTAAAATCCATAAAAAAATAAATCATTTAGGTGAATTGTTAGATATAGAAATTACGTTTGGTAGTTTAAACTTGGCCGATAATTATAGTGCTAGTTTTAATAATATAGTTTCTTCAATTACTGAGGTTATTGAAGGTAAGAGACGCTTACCTGATTCTTCAATGAGTATAATAAGCCAATCAATGGTAAAAAAAGTACAAAATGTAACAACTGAATTAACCTTTGATAATAACGGTATCCATGCTGTTGATAAACAAAATGCAAATAACATAGTGACTTATAATAGTGCTGGTCTTTATATTTCTGAAGATGGTGGACGTAGCGCAAAAGCAGCGTTGACCGCAGAAGGTTTAGTAGCTGATGCAATAACAACAGGAACTCTAAATGCAAACCTTATATCTATTACTGGTGGAACAAAAGATAGATATATAGAAATGACTTCTGACTTTTTAGCTTTATATGGTACTTACACACGTACATGGCAAGGTAAAACTTCAACAAATAATGTATACACTAGAATGAAAGATGGCCATTTAAGGTTTAGGAATAATGATTTAAATCGATCAGTTTATATATCTGATTTTGGCATTTCAACGTATTTAGACGGTAATGAATCTGATGCTTCGGGTACATTAGAATTCTTTGATTACACATATAGTGGATGGCGTGGTGTAACATTAAATTCTGGTATGGGTGTTGTTGCACTTAAAACAGATGCAAACCGTATTATTTTAGACAGTAACCAAACCGTAAATATCGAGAGTGAAGAGGCATCTGTATATGTAAGGCCTATGAAAAATAACAGAAATGGTAATAATGAATTTAGATTTTGGGTCAAAGATAATAAAGCGGCAGATAATACTGACGGTATACTTACTTACGGTTCTATCACATCAGGTTCGGCCTTTGGCTCAGGTATTCGATTTGATAAGAATAAAAGTACAAATTTTGTATACGCAACAAATAACAATGGAGATATTGGGACAGGTGATTTTTACGCTCGTGACTTATACGGTATGTTGCGTGCTAAAGATACAAACGCTTATGTAGGTGTTGACGGTGCGTTAAGAGTAACTGACACTAAGGGTCCTAATGGTGGAAGCCCTAACTACAAAGATATACAAGCCAAAGATATTATGGCCAATTCGATTAGAACTGATGGTGGTAACTTTTACATTGGTTGTTCTACTGATGAGGTTAGGGTTACTAACAACTTATTGTATAACGGTGGAGACATAGGTTATAAACCAATCAAAGCATCAGATTTTAAAAACGCTTCTTTAGAAGAATATAAAGAAAATATTGAAAAGTGGGACTTTGATGCATTAAATCAAATTGCAAATGAAACGGATTTGTATTCATTTAACTATAAATCTGATGAGAACAAAGAAACGAAACATGGTTTGATAATTGGTGAAGGTTATAAAACACCTAAAGAACTAATCAGTGGTGATAGTGTTAATTTATATGCAATGATTACGTGGGCATTTAGAGCAATACAGCAACTAAACAAAAAAATAGAGGTGCTAGAAAATGAAAAATAAAATTGATGATAAAGATATAAAATTAGCAGTGCAAAAGAAACAAATTGATGAACAAAACGAAATTATCGTTAATCTTCAAGTTCAAATCGAAAAACTTTATAGAGAAAATCAAGAGTTAAGTAAGCCACAGTCAGAGTAGATTGTGGCTTTTAAATTTGTGTAAGGAGTTGAGAATATGAAAGACAACGAAACAACATATAAAATGTTTTCTATCTTAATGCTTGGTGTAGGTTTGATGATGTTTGAGCGAGGCTTTTTTTGGACTAAAGAACAAAACGACGTATTAGATGATAGTGATTTTTACATGGCACTTCATCAGATTATGCCAATTTGGATGTGGGGCATAATGGGTATGATTTTTAGTATACTCATCATCATTGCACCTTTCTTTTTACCTAAGCAACATATCAATAATAAATTTAATTATCTATGCTTAATAGGAGGTACCGGGAACGGTATCTTCTATTTTTTAATGACTTCGGCATCTATATATAATGCGATTAATTGGTTGACACCTTTGCAATTTGCAACGTTTACCACAATCAATATTTTAATAGGTTTTTACGGGGGTGCTGCAGTTGTCAGAAAACGATAGCCGTTTTGTAACACGTACAGAATGGCTCGATAACAATATTAAGGTTGATGAAAAGATAGATAAAGTTGATAGAAAACATACAGATGCTTTAAACAACTTATCTATAAAAGTAGAACGCCAAAGCATTCTACAAGAACAATCTCTTGAAAGTCAAAAGAAATCAGAAAAGCACCTAGAAAAACTATCAGAAACTATGGGTAGTTTTGGAACTAAATTCACAGATATGGAGTACCAAGTAAAAGATCATAGTAAGCAACTCGAAACTGTTAGCGAAGTGATTAAAAAGAAAAAAGATTATAGCGCAACAGTTGTAGGAGCAGTGATAACTGGTATTTTTGGCGTAATAGTAGCGTCAATCGGTTTTGCTGCAGCATTCTTTTAAGTCGGCACTTAGGTGTCGGCTTTTTATTTTGAATAAGGAGTGAAACGAAGATGAAAACAGATGCAGGTTCAATTGCACGTACAATTGCTTTAGCATTAGCGTGGATAAATCAAATTTTAGCTATGAATAGAATATCACCCATTCCAGTAGATGAAATGACGATAAGCACAGTGATTACTGGTGTAGTATCGCTTTTAGCTTGGTGGAAAAATAACAACTTTACTCAACATGCACATAAAGGTCAAAAAGAAATCAATAAATCTAAGGCTGGTGTGACTGGTGGTACTGGTTCGCCTTTAGGAGATGATTAAATGGCAAGTAAAAGGATATATAAAGATGCTATTAAATATTTAAAATCAATGGAAGGTAATGCTTACAACCCGGACCGAAGCTATGGATTTCAGTGCTTTGATTTAGCAAACCAATGGTGGTTGTATCTATTCAATCACACATTAAAAGGTGTAGGTGCAGCAGATATACCCACATGGAATAATTTTAAAGGCGAAGCTACGGTATATGAGAATACACTTTCTTTCCAAGCACAACCAGGCGATTTAGTTATTTTCAACCGTAATTACGGGCAAGGTTATGGCCATGTTGCTATTGTTTTATCGGCTACTTTAAATTCTATAACTGTACTGGAACAGAATTGGGTTGGAGGTGCTTACTGGACGCCACCAGAAGTAACGACACGACGTACACATGGCTATGACTTCCCTATGTGGTTTATTCGTCCATTTTACGCAAAAGAAACGACTAAAAACAAAATCAAAAGCAAAGCTAAGCCGGTTAAGAAAGCGAAATCTAAGAAAGGTAAGAAAATATTACTCGTTGCAGGTCATGGCAAAGGCGCTTATTCTAATGACCCAGGTGCAGTGGCTAATGGTTATAATGAGCGTGATTTTAACCGAAAAAACATCATACCTAAAGTTAAAAAGTATCTTGAAAAATCAGGGCATAACGTTGTTTTATACGGTGGGAAGTCAATGAATCAAGACTTGTATCAAGATACGTTATATGGCCAACGTGTAGGTAACTATTCAGACTATGGTTTATATTGGGTTAAAAAGAATGTGAAACCTGATGTGATTGTAGAATTCCACTTAGATGCTGCAAGTCCACAAGCTAGTGGTGGGCATGTGATTATTAACAATCAATACCCGGCTGATAATATTGATAAAGCAATCAGTAGTGCGTTAGACAAAACGGTTGGTAAAATCAGAGGAGTGACAGCACGTAATGATTTATTAAATGCAAATGTAGCCGGTAAATTAAATCTTAACTATCGATTAGTTGAATTAGGTTTCATCACATCTAAAAAGGATATGAATTACATCAATGATCACTTAGATAGCTTTACTAAACGAATTGCAGAGGCTATTCACGGTAGGCAAATCGATGCAAAACAAAGTAAACCTAAAAACACTACTTGGAATTGGAAAGGACATATTCATTTTACAACTCTAATGAAGGTACGCAAAAAACCAGGACTAACTGGCACTGTGTTAAATAGTAAACAATGGTTCGAAGCAGGAGATTATACAGACTTTGACCAAATTATCAAAAAGGACGGTTACTGGTGGTGTCGTTTTAAATTTGATAACAAAGGTGAATACTTTTATGTAGCGCTTTGTAGAATACACGATAAAAAGCAACGTATTAAATCAGAAACTAAAGAGTTGTATGGCAAGATTAGTTGGTATTAATTTGATATAATATATTTACACGACATTTCACTATTAGTTCGTAAAGGGATAAGCATGACGGTGCTTGTCCCTGTTTTTTTATGTTATAATTAAATAGAAATTGCGGTACACATCTGCGGAGTGTACTTGAGGTTAACTGTTGCGACGGTTGCCTTATTTTTTTATTTTGCCATAGTTTACTTTTAGCAAGAAAAAGGGTATATTATTTAAGAAATGAAGGGAGGTAATATTATGGAACTAAATTTACAACCTGATAAATCACATGTTATAGCACAAAATTTAATATCAAAATACCAAGAAATTACCGGTAACAGTATAGTAGGTGATGAGATGAAGGTACAAAAATTAATGTACTATATTCAAAAAACCTCAATTGCGTTAACCGGAGATACTATAATCGATGAAGAATTTGAAGGTTGGGTACATGGTCCAGTTTTACCGTCCTTAAGAGGTTTGTTCGACTATTTTGTGGAAGATATTACCTCTAAAAATAAAATTGACGATACCGAAGAATTTATAATTGAAAATGCTATTTATCAATACGGTAAATATGCAACATGGGCCCTTAGAGAAAAATCTCATAATGAAATTTCGTGGATTAATAGTCGTAAAGGTTTAAGTTCTAACGAACGAGGACATAATAAACTTTCAATTGAAGATATTAAAGAAGATGCAAAAAAGGTTAGGTTATACGACTTCGAATATGATATGTATCTAGATGAATTTGAAGACTTAGATGAGGAGGAATTTATTAGTGTTTACTAATTCTCCTCATGATTATATAGGTAAAATTGTTAAAATCAGGTTACCTTATTATGATACAAAAAAATCAAAAATATCTTTTAAGGTTAGGCCGGGTTTAATAATAGGTTGTGAGAAAAATCAATTTCCATGTGATTTTACTTATTTGCCGGTCTCGAAAATCAATGATCAAACTAAAAGACATTTCACTTACGATTTAGAAATAGGTAAAGAAAACTGTAACTTGTTAAGTCTGAATCACATACCTTCATTTATTAGATGTCACAAAGTAGGTACTATATACTGTAATAATGTTCATAGAGATGAAATTAGTGATTTGAATGATTTAAACCCGCAACTTTTTAATGAAGTTAAATCTATTTTTAAAAAATTTACGAATGATTTATTTTAACCGTACCAATTAAGGTACGGTTATTTTTTTATGTTATAACCTAAATATGAGTTAGCCCTTTGCTTAACTCACATGCTCTCTTAACTACTTAAACCACGTTCTTAATCGAGTGTGGTTTTTTTATTTAGGGGCTCGGGTCCCTAAAAAGTCCCTAAAAATTAGTTTCTATGGTATCTAATTACAAGACAAAATAAAAAGAACGCCGTCATAACAGCGTTCTCAACCTAAAAATATATGTAATTTTTAGTTAATAGCGTCCTGGGAGGGATTCGAACCCCCGACCGATGGCTTAGAAGGCCATTGCTCTATCCAGCTGAGCTACCAGGACATGAATTTTTAACACAAGAATTATTATAGCTAAAGAAACCTTATTTAGCAATAGCTTTAATATAAAAAAAGTTTATATTTTTCACTAATTATGTGTATTTGTAACTCATATCGACGATGTGCAAGTGCAATAACACATAAAGTCGAGCAATTGAATTAATATCTTCAAGCCATATGGACGCAGAAGTAATCAAATGTATAGAACCAATAGGATGCATTATAAGCAACTATGAACAAACTATAAACATTTATGAATAAAGTAATAAATAGATCACAAGTGTTGAAATTATTCTCATCTATTATTCATATACTCAATCCAATTACTAAATAAAAGTACCATGATAAATAGTGAAATACAGAAATTAATAAAGTTGCAATGACCAACATTACGATTAATTAAATAGTTGAAAAGGACTAGAGTATATTCACTTGTCTGTTTAAATAAATGGTTGTATTGAGAATCCTAGACTTGCAATGGTCTCTTAGTAGGTTAAAGCGTTTATAAAACAAGGTGAATTTTAAAGAAATATAAAGCTAATGTAAAGGTATTGTAAACGTTTGCAGAATTGTCAGATTTTGCACAACATATTTGAATGCCTAAGTGTGTTTTATATAATCAAAGGTCTACAGTTTTGATGTCTAATTTATAAGTTAAGAAAGATAGAACGCAAATAGCATAAATCACTATATAGTATAAGTAACAAAACGATAGGTAAACAAAAACTTACCAATTAATCGTTTTTGGTTTTAAGAAATAGCTTAATGTATCTATTGAATTTCATACATTAAGATTTAAATACTTTAAATAAAAAGAAATGGAGCGATTTAAATGTCAAAATTAGTACAAGCAATTTCAGATGCAGTTCAAGCAGGCCAAAACCAAGATTGGGCTAAATTAGGTACAAGCATTGTAGGTATCGTAGAAAACGGTGTTGGCATTTTAGGTAAATTATTCGGATTCTAAGTTTCCACATATAACATTTATTGAAAATATAAATAAACATTATAAAGGAGATAGTAATCATGGAAAAAATCGCAAACGCAGTAAAAAGTGCAATTGAAGCAGGTCAAAACCAAGACTGGACTAAATTAGGTACAAGTATCTTAGATATCGTTTCAAACGGTGTTACAGAATTAAGTAAAATCTTTGGTTTCTAAATTTAAAAATCAAACAATTTAAATATATAAAATTAAAAGAATGGAGCGATTTAAATGTCAAAATTAGTACAAGCAATTTCAGATGCAGTTCAAGCAGGCCAAAACCAAGATTGGGCTAAATTAGGTACAAGCATTGTAGGTATCGTAGAAAACGGTGTTGGCATTCTAGGTAAATTATTCGGATTCTAAGTTCGACTAACAACATTTTATTAATATAAATAAACAATACAAAGGAGATAAATATCATGGAAAAAATCGCAAACGCAGTTAAAAGTGCAATTGAAGCAGGTCAAAACCAAGACTGGACTAAATTAGGTACAAGTATCTTAGATATCGTTTCAAACGGTGTAACTGAATTAAGTAAAATCTTTGGTTTCTAATTTAACGTTTATTTTAAAACTTAGTTTAAATCATAAAAATTATAGAGAAATGGAGAGATAAATATGCAAAAATTAGCAGAAGCAATTGCAGCAGCAGTACAAGCAGGACAAGATAAAGACTGGGGTAAAATGGGTACAAGCATCGTAGGTATCGTAGAAAACGGAATCAGTGTTTTAGGTAAAATTTTCGGCTTCTAA